TGAACCCCTCCAGCTTGATACAAGCAGTACCCAACATAGATGATGGCCAAAACCCCAGCAACAAGAAAAGAGACAAAAGCAACCTCTCTTCGATTTGGAAACAAAACACTCAATTGATTTCTCATGATTTCTAACGATTTAAATGAACAATTTTTTTGACTCCCTTTCCCCACTCCCAACACTTAAATATAGGAAATAAAATTGGATTAACAATACAAAAGGGTGAAAATAATTAAAGTTTTTTTTGGAATGTTTTGGTTAATTAAGCCATATTGTAGTTCCAAGAAACGTTTTTCCCTGTTTCAATATCTACCCCATAGTTTGAAAATTCACAGCCTAAATAAACAACTAATACTTTCAATCCGTTGGAATAGTTAAGCCTCATTATCGACCTGATACTTCCAAAACCGTTAAACTGAATTTGTTTCCCGTTGATGTATGCGTAGTCAGAAGAAATACCAAAACCTCCGCATTCATGCTTAAACTCTGTATTTTGGTCTATCAAAGATTTTGCTTTTTTAGCAATCCAAGCTATTTGTCCTTTAGTTATTTTTTTTGCAGTAGCCATAACGATTTATTTAGATTTTCAACTCTTTCAACAATTAAATATAGGAATTAAAATTGGATTTACAATACATTCAATGAAAAATAATCAAAAAAATAACCCTTGGTAAAATACCAAAGGCTATCCTGAAACTTAACCACCCAACTTATGTTTTAATTTGGATTTAGGATCGGATCTAGGAAGTTAAAAGATTGGTTCCTTCCTGAAATTGCGCCCTCATTTGTGTTCGTGTTGTCACTTGTCAAAAATGCTCTCCGTATTGAAAAATATGGTGACTCTTTGGCCGTGATTTTTTTGGTTGTTGGATCAATGGCATCTTGTTCACGCTTGTAAACATCAATTTGAAGACCTTCAGAATCCAAAACAGCATTGTTTTCAAATTCAGTGTTGGATTGAACGTCTCTGATTACTGCCTGTGGAATGCCCGATCTTTTGAAATCTATTTCGTAGAAATCACAAGTAAGAGTTCCTGCCCACTGTGTTAATGCGGATTCCAAAGGAAGAACTGAACCCAACTGGTAAACGCTGCTTCGAGTGAAACTTTCATTTGCCGTAATTCCTCTCATATATCCAACTGCTTTGCCTCGGTATTTAATGATAGCCAAAGCTCCAGTCATAGCGTTATTTGCCATAATTTCTATTATTTTTTAGTTAAATACTAACTACTGTTCCCGTAAAGAATAGAAATGAAACTTCCGTATTCAAAACAATTCCATAACGAATGGAATAAGCGTCTTGATTTCTGGTCACATTCACGTCTTCAAAAGAAAGAATTAAATTATCTTCCTGTGGTGTTGCTGTGATTCCTCTTAAATAATTTTCAGTCCAATTTTTCAAATCTTCTGGACTAAGCGTATTTCTGTTGACTCCGAAAGATGTTTTCAATAATTCATCTCGGCTGCGAATCTTAATTTCTTTGTTGATCTGGCGAATGATACGTTTAATTTGCTTGCTGGCAGAACTTCCATCTTCATTCAACAAGAAATCGTTATTTTGAAGTGAATTGATTCCTTTTAAGGCATCAAATGAGCCACTTATTTTCATTACTACCAGAAGACCTGAATCGAGTGCTTGTGTGGCCTCAGAATCATTCAACATGTGCGTAAGGCCTGCGATTCTTATTGATTTGAATGTTAATGGAACTTGAGGAGGTAAACCCGATTCTCTTCCCAGCAATTGAGCTGCAAGATAGATTGAAGGTGCGTTTTTAAAACCTGTTCTATCTCTCTTTTCTACTTTTGCGCCTCCGTGAACTACTGTTGCTATATCGCTGTCGTACGTTTGAGCTATTGCAATTGAATCAGCGAAATTGGCTTTATTCATGTAAGCTCCGACATATAGATCTGGCTTAGTGACCATTTCTTCAGTTATGTAAGCAAGAATATCCAAATTTTCAGTATCCCCTGCATCGGCTCCCCATCTATCAGCTAGAATAAAATCAACTACTTCACCTTTAACGGCTGTTAAAGCATCTGTTAAATCGGAAGCTCCGTAAACTTCTGTTCCCCCAACTGCTAACTTGTAAGCTAAATTTGCTGTTAAATCGGGTGTAGTTACGGCTCCCGTTGATGCTACAGTGAAGGTAGTTGTAAATAGTTGATTTAATGCTCTACTTCTTTGTGCCCAAATTCCCAATTGTGAAATGTTGTCAAAGTTTGGAGATTCTGCAATTAGCAATTCTTTTGAATTGGCTTCGCTTACTCCTCCAATCGGTTCCAAAGCATAATCAAGACCTCTGAAGGTGCCTCTCCAGAATTGAATTCTGAATGTTCCAGCCAATGAGCCAGCGACCATTTTTGCAGCATAGCCTTTTGATAGACTTCCTGAAACTAATACACCATTTCCAATAAGTCCCTCTTCTTTCAACTTAAAAGTGATTGTTCCACCAGCTGACCCGCCACCTGCAAAGGTGTAAGCAATTGAACCACCTACAGTAGTTGAAGCCCGAACGAAAGAAATTGTGCTTATGCCTGTAACCCCTAATTGAGAAGGCCTAAACATTAACGGAAGAAGATCGAACCAAATACCTCCTTTTACGAAGTTTTGAGCGTCAAGAACGTTATCGAATGTGTAAATAGAATCAATGCCTGAAGACCCCTCACCATTCACGCCAGAACCTCCTCCGAACCCTGCCATTGAACCCGTATCAATAACCAATACAGAACCATAATCAAGACCTTGAGGAGTATTTCTAATTCCCGATTCGATTCGGGAATATGAATTGGGAATTTTTACCAGCTTATTTCCGAACGTGAAAGATGTAGCCATTTCTTTTTATTTTTTGATAAAAGTAGTATTTTTTAAATAATTCTTTTTTCTTTAAAGCATTTGTCCCAATCTTTTTTAGATTTAGGTTCTGCTTTTGAGAAAATTTTTCCAGCTGAAAATCGCTTGATGCTAGATAATTGAAATTCATCCAATGCTTCCAAAGCAGTTATTTTATCTTCTTTTTTAAGGATTGCTGTTGTAGATTTCTGTTTTGGTTCCATCATCGTTTAATTTATCGATTGCTAAATATATTTGTCTTGAAAATTCATTTAAATCCAAAGAAGGGGATTTTAAATCATAATCGTATCTGATTGAAAGGGTTCTCATGTAAATAAGCCCTGCAATATCATTTCTCATTTGAACATCTCCCCCGTTAAAAGCAACGTTTTGTAAACCCAATTCTTCAAAATAAGGAATGAATTGAATCAATATTGACTTCAATACATGGTATATCAGGTATTTTTCGTTTGAATTGTCTCCTGTAATCAACAAATTAACTTGTTGATTGAATCTTCTTACTTTGAAATCACTGTAAGTGCCGTTGTCATCATCAAATTCAGGTGGGAAATTTCCTGAACCAAGGCCCAAAGAATCATCCTTTGGTGAATCGTTTTGCATTATGATATGAATGTGAGGCATTTTTTTATCAACCCGATCCGAATCCCATCCCATACTGACATCTAAAAATCTAGGTTCATTTGGATTTTTAGGACGTAGAAAAACAGATTTGGCCTGCTCGAACATATTGTATCCCTGAATAGCATTGTTTACCCCTATTGCACGATACAAAAAAGTTAACTCAGGAGTAGCTATTTTTTCTTCGTAATCGTTTCTGAGGGTGTGCAAAGCAGCCTTGACCGTTTGAAAAACGGTTGCTTCAGGGATTGTTATGTTATTACTCGCTGGCAAATCCGTGTTGGCTTAGAAAGTTATCGATTGCATTTGAACTTACTCTAGGAACATTGAGCTCCTGAAGGGCCTTTTCTGCCAAATTCATAGCAGTAAATCCTGAATGTATCCAAGATAAAGGATCACTTTTTTCACTCACTCTTCTGAAAGACATGTAACTGTTTTGATTTGTCACTTCACTTTTATACTTAGTTATTCCTTCGTAAATGGAGTTCTTATGGGTGTATTCCTCAAATCTTTCACTTTTGGGATTGAAGACGTTTTTTGTTATCTTCTCTCTATATTTCTCAGGAAGCATATCAGAAGTTATACCCTGCGACCTCATGCCTCCAACCGTTGAAATATCTGTTTCAAGCTCTTTTGCGACCTCATAAACTTCTGTGGGCATGATAGTAGTAAAATTCTCTTCCAAAGCTTCAGGGGTGCCCATACTGAAAGGAACAATGTTGTATCTGTTTCCATGCTTATCAACTTTTGAATTTTTACCATTCAGCAAAAAGGGCTTCATATCAAATGGCCCTCTGCCACTTTCCACCATATTAGGAACATCACCAATCAATTCAACTGCTCCTTGAAATTTAGCTGGATTAGTAACCACAATTGACCTCATGTATTGATTTCGAGTGCTGTTCAAATTCTCGCTCGCTTGCTTTTCCCATTCCTCAGCGAAAGAAGCCGTAACTTCTTTTACTGTAAAATCAAGCAAATCATCTATGTCTGATTGTGACATATTGAATTCGTCTCGAAAAGGCTGGAAATCGAAGTTTAAATTCATTTTTGGCTCTCGTCTAATTTAGCTATTCGCTCTTCAAGGGCTATCATTTTGGCTTGAAGAGAATTACTTTCTCGGGTTAAAACTGAATTTGAAATTAAAAGAGCTTCATTTCTTTCCATTATGAGCTTGTTATCTTTCATTAATTCTTCGTTTCTTTTCCGAATAGTTTTTAATTCTTGCAATAAATTGTTTTTTTCAAGTATTGATTGCTCCAATAAAATTTGCTTTTTACCCAAAAGAGCATTGGAACTAGTTAATCTCAATTCAAGATCCTCAACTCTTCGGGCCAATCTATCCATTTGATCGGTCAAATCCTTCAGAAGTCTTTGGTATGTATTAGTAACTATATTTTCAGTATCAGCCTTAATTTTACCCTTATTAATAAGGTAATTCAAACTGGCTGCACCTCCAGCTGACATGACGGAGATTGTAACTGGGTGACTTAAAAAACTTAATATTTCGTATTTCATCGATTAACAAATTTTAAAAGAGTTGTCTAGTAAACGATCTCCTGTGTAATTTTCTTTATCCTTGAAAAGATCAATTCTTTTCGCCCTCGCATGAATTGGCATTTGAATTTGAGTATCAGTTCTACCAGTATTTATTCTAGCCAGCATTGAATCTCTAACCATATCCAAAATGTAGTAAGCAGGATTATGAGAATATCTCATTGAAAACCTAGGCTCTTCATCTGTCGTAAAGATACTCTGATTTAAAATGATTTTATTTCGATTTTCGATCCTGTAATCATCTTTTTCAAGCTTTTTTAATTTAGTTGATGATCCTTCGAATACTCCAATGTAATAAATATCTATGATAGGGTAAATTGAATAGGTGTATAATTCGGTATCTGCCAAGTTATATTTTAAAGGATGTAATACCTCTGAATGTTCGCTTAGTGCTCCCATAATGGTTACTTTATCCATATATGAGAGTTTGTTTTCGGGAAGTGCTGTGATTGAATTCAGTTCGGCCCCCATGACCCCCCAAGATTCATACTTTGGATTCAAAGACATGGATTGAATGACCATTCTGGTTTTTTCAGGATTAACGAATATCCACCCCGTACCACCGCAATTTCGACAATCACTTAAAAATTCGGAGTTTCTGCTTTTACAAGAACATTTAATGGCTTTTTCCAACAAAACCTCATATCCTTGCTTTACGATTGCATCTCTGAAATCGGATTCGAAAAATCTGGAAACTGGTTTGTTCGTTGCTTTTAAAGCTGTAGTGATTATGATTTTATCTTCTAGTCTAGCCATTTCAAAATATTAAACTGCTCCCCAAACTATTCCTTTGTATTTATTTATTAGTGTTGGCATTATAGTTTTTAGTTGTGTAGCGTAATCTTTAATAGTTGCACTATAAGCACTGTTTTCAGCACTTGAAGTTGTTGAAATAGATTGAGAAAGTCCATCCAAAGACAAAGATTGGCTTGCTATGCCAGCACCAATTACCAAATTTCCCAATGAAGTATAAATTGGGATGCTTGCCATGTAGCCAATTGCCTTAGCCAAATCAGCTGGAATATCTTTAAAGCCTGTTAAATAAGTTAAATACCAATAGTCAGGAATGTTTCGTTGTCCAAAATATCCTAAATTGGGATAAGAGCCCGAAAAAATACTATTGTGATCAACAATAGTTCCTCCAACTCCTTGATTTGGAACTATTGAAATTCTTCGATCAAAAAGTCCATCATTTGATTTCTTAATGGAAAACCATTCTTTTGGATAAGTAACCTGTCTTACTTTCCCTACAAAACCATCAACTTTGTACACACAAACAACTGGATAATTTGCTTTGATAAAGCCCCACTCGCTGTAATTTTCTCTCAGGAATTTTCCATTTTGTTCAATTACAGTAAGAGGGATTATTAAATCAAGCTTAGTATTCATGTCACTGATTGCGGCCTCGATATAAAATTCAATATCCTCATCTGACATTAAAGAGCCATCTGGAGCCACAACTGGTATTCCAAAGAAATACCTGCTTTTGAGCTCTGAAACACTTAGGATAGTATTTCGATTCTTTTTGTATTTAATGATTAAATTGAATTTGGGCATGGTTTATTTAACCTCTTCGGTTTCAGGAGTTTCAGGATTTTCTTCAGTTTCAGAAGCGTTGGCAGCAATCAATTGAAGGGTATCGAAAATGAATCGGGCTTTTTCAGGCTTAGCCAGCACTTTGTAAGTTTTTTCCGTTTCCTCATCAATCAATCCTTTTTCGTTGAAATCATCAAAATACTCCTGAAGATCTTTAACTCGCAATTTGTTGAGAGCATCCAAAGTCAAAGCGTTGGGATCTGAATCTTCATTTTCATCTCCTGCTTCGTTTTGCTTTCCTGCTTCGCCTAGATCTTCATTTTGATCTGGTGAATCCTTTGCCGTCAATTTAAATCCAAAAGAGCTTTTTAGCAATTCACCTGCTTTTTCTTCATCAATCTCGCAATATCCATTTTCAAAATTTGTGTCACCGACAAATGGAAGGTGAATAGTTCTTGTCCCTTGGTTAGGGATTGATTTTAATTTTACCATGATTTTTACAGTTTGATTTATTTTATCAAAAATAAAGATTTTTTTTTACAAGTTTTTTGATTATCAGATAAATGAAGAAAATAAAAAAGCCCCAATGAAGGGGCTTTCAATAATTCAAAATTGAATTGTTTTAGGCTACGTATCTGCCAATATTGATGATTCGAACCATTTTCTTTATTGAGTAAAGATTAGGTGTTCCAAAAAGGAACGTGATGAATCTTTTTGACATGGAAAGAACTGCCAAGTCCAACTTGCTCAATGGAGCCAATTGTTTGAAGGAAAGTACCTCATCATCCATTTGGGTGATAAATGCTCCTTCAGTGGCAGGAATCCATCTGTTTCGGTCTCTTACAACGTTTGCTCCAGCTCCATCAAATCCAAGTGCTCTTTCTCCTACAGAAACTGAGAAAAGTGGGTAAAACAAGATCCCATCAGCAGACGGATTACTTGAAGAAGTCACCAACGATCTGTAAATTACAAAACCTGTAGCTGGATTAGCACCAACTCCAGCGGTGATTGCCAAATTAACGGATTGACCGTTGGTAAGAGTTACGGCTGTTGGTGCTCCATTTACTCTCAAGGCAGACTCTCCAGCCTTGTTGATCGCTGCCACTGCATAATAAACAGTTCCAAGACCACCTTCGGCAGTTGTGAATTTACTCAATGCATCAGCTCCAGAAAGAGAGGCTACAACGGTTGCAGGTGTTGCAGGTGCTTTGGTTGATTGAGGCTCAGAAGTAAGAGTTCTTCCAATTGGTCTTTTCATGAATTTGTCGTGTGACAAATTGATTTCCCCAATTGTGGTAGAAATTGATTTTGGTATACCACCCCCAACGAATTTGTTACCTGAAGTACCAAGCATAATTCTTTGTTTCTCGAAATAATCTTTTGCAAGATCTGAAAGAACTTGTGGTGGAGCCCATAGATCAGTTGCAGTTCCAAAGTTGTCGTCAACTATGATTGCAGAATCTTCCACATCATTTTGAACTAAAGCTCTACCTCTCAAATCCAAAATTACTTCAGAATTGGTGTATTCATCAACTGTAGCAAAAGCGAACCCTTCGCCAGAACCAATCGAAGCGTGCTGAGCATAAAGAGAATTCCACTCTTGAGGGACTACTCTTGAATCTGCTTTAGTCATCGCTGAGTTAGCCTTTCGGAGTATCCACATCATTTTGTTTTGAATTTCTTTCTGCATTGCAGGAACAAAGGCCTTCACCATTTGAGCCTGCATAGTGACTTCACCAGTTACCTGAATGTATTTCACTAATTCCGCACGTCTGATATAGGTTGAATCCTCAACATCGGAAAGTTCCCCTTCGTTGTAAAATCCACCACGATCGGCACCATAAGAATCCAACTGTAGGAATTCTTCAACTGTGTTGTAAGCAGGCATTTTTGGGATTGCATTCCAAAGCGCAATATCTTTCATTCGGAAAGTTAAAAGCTTCAAAGCAGTTTCAAGAGACTCAACTTTGAGTGGTTCTTGGGTAAGTGATAAATCGGTTGTGTCCCTTCCTGTGATTTGTCCAGCCTGCATTGCTTTTAACAAATCATTTGCAGAACCTTCACCCCCGAAGCCTTGACCGCCATTGGCGTAATCGGCTAGTGAAATGTTGTTGTACATAATGTATCGTTTTTAAGGTTTTTGTGTTTAACATTTTAATTACGATTTTTATGTACAATTTTATTTTAAGTGAAACACTTTAGTTTTTTACATCCTTACCAGCTCAAAACCTTTCGATTTCAATAGAGCTTGTTGATGGTTTTCGACTGTTTGCGTCATTTGCAAGGTTGCAACTGCTTCCATAACTTTAACGTGCTCAGGGTTCGACATGTCTCCGAAATTGTCATTTACAGACTTTTCCAATCGGTCACGATCTGCTTTGACGTTGATGTTGAAAACATCTGCGTTTTGACTTTGAGTTTTTGGATCACCACCAAAATTTCTGTCAACTGCGTTCTGAGTAGTTACGGCTTTTCTCAAAGGAGTATTTTCAACAACTCCCAAACGTGTTCTCAAATCCTGATTGAACTCATTAATAGTTTCAATGTTTGTATTGGCTTTTACAAGTGCTTCAGAAAGTGAAGAAATTTGCTCCCGATCTGAATTGATCAAAGTTCCAAGGGCAGTTGTTCTCACCTCAATTGATTTTTCAATCTTTTCAAGTACTTGCAATTGAGTGCCAATTACCTCCGTGAGGGCCGACTTGATCAAATCAATGTTTCCAGCACCCAAATCAAAAATTCTTACGGATTTCTCCATAGGCTCTTCTTCATCTTCCTCATCAACGCCTTCAGCTTTGCACATGTCAGAATAAGCTTTCGCTTTTTCCATGTATTCAGTTTTGGCAGAAGATTTCGCTTTCTTCATATCGGCCATTTTTGAAGATTTTTCCATATCCTCTTTGTCATCTTGCTTTTTAAGGAAATCTGGTTTTTTGCCTTTTGAAAGATCTTCTTCGGTTGTGGCAGACTTTTCAGTAGCCAGACCAAGGATCTGAATCGCTTTTTCAAGGACTTCTTTTGTGGTTCCTTTTTCTGTGTTCATTTCGCTTATCGGTTTTATTAGATCGTTGTAAATGCTGTCTGCCAGCACTGAATCTGTCGTTAAATTATTAAATATTTTTGAATAAATCTGAGATTTGGTTAAAATCTCATTCTTTATAGATTTTTTTTTCTTTTTTTCTACTGATTCTGGCATTGTTGGTGCCAAATCAGCCGTTGTCATTTTTTCAACCTCTTCTTCTTCCTCCTCTTCCTCTAAATCTTCTTCGCCCGAAAAGGCTTTGGAAATTCTAGCATAAGTGAGGGGATTGACTGGAACTTTACAAAGAGCAACCCCGTAAAGTTCTGCTTTGATTACAATGTTTTTATTAATAGGGTCTCTCTCTATTACTTTGCCTTCCACGGAAAAGCCAAGATTGTAACCTTCTTTTTCTAAATGTTCTTGAAGTTGATAAGCAGATTTTGCTTTGGCATGATTTGAAAAAAGTTTGCCTTTGATAAAAAGTTTGCCTCCTTTTTGAAGCTCTTTCTTTTGAATTACTCCTATTACATCATCTGGTTCTTTTGAGTGCTCCCAATTGATGTAAAACATCCTTGTGAGGTCAAATGAATTGTAAGACATGTTTTCACCATCCGAATCTTTACTTCCATCTCCAGCCATGCCCTCCAAGATCATTTCTTGAAGACCTGTATCGCTGTCCTTTTCACCTTTTTTAAGGTTTACACTTGGAATATAAAATTTGAAATTATCTTTCAATTTTGAAATCGTAAACTGGTTTAAATTAAATTGGCGATTTTAAGTTTACGATTTCCTGCCAAAAATAAAACAATTTTTCTAATTGTTTTGCTAAAACACCAAAAAGAAAAAAGAAGGATTAACTTCCCTCTTCTTTTAAATCTTCAATCTTGTTTATCAAGATCATTTTTTCTTGAGCTAACATATCCCACTTTCTGGATTTTTTAGCATATCTCTGAGTTTGCCAGCCATCAGTAAGGGGACTACAACCCCTTACTTTTTCCAGTTCTTTTTCAATCTTTTCAAGTTTCCTTTCAAGAGTCATTATTTCTTTAGACATTGTGAATTGAGATTTAATTAATAGTAAGTATGAAAATAGGGGAGCTAGTCCAAATAACTCCCACATTAAAAATTACTTTCTTGTTGAATTTAAAAACCCGATTGCATAAGGGTCATTCAGGCTTTTCAAATACCCTACATTGTAACCCAAATCCTGATCTAATTGATGACGATTACAAAAAGCTCTTATGCCTTCCATACATGCTCCTTTTGCTCTCATGTGAGCAACTCCGACAAATTGATTGTCTCTCATGCTTTGAGCAGCTTTTTGAACGTCTTTTACTCCTTGTAATGCTTTTGCTGCATCGAGACTTTCATCACTGTGAGAATCCTTGAAAAGGTATCCTGCAACCCAGTCAACTGAGAACGTTGATTTTCTTCCACTGGATTGGAGCCATTTTGCAGACCCGTCTGGGTTTCCAATTGTCCAAACCCCTTGAATGTTCTTTACTTCTCTGAGCTCTTTTTTGTTTAGGGAGATTTTTAAGCTACCATAGGTAGGATTGAATTTGCAGGATTTTGCGTATGTATCAAGACTGTTATTCCACTGGAAGGGCACATTATTTAATAACAATGTTCTGTAACAACCCATAGAGTGTCCTGTTTGAAAACCAGAAAGTATGCCACTTGCTTTTTTTGACAATGCCAAATATTCCTTTTTTGACATTCCGAAGGACTTTGCTTTTTTGGCATCTTCAATAGATTGCTTTGCGTTGCATTCTTTTCTTTCAATCAGACTTAACCAACCTTTGACTTTTTCAAAACCATGGACTTCTATAGCTCTTTTTTCTTCAGCGTTTGAAGTGGTTTTTAAATTGGAGGCTTTAGCTCCTTTTTCAAGTAATCGAGTAATCAGTTCTTGCTTTTTCATAACGATTTTGGTTTACGATTTAGATTTTCAACTCTTTCAACACTTAAATATAAGAAATAAAATTGGATTAACAATACAAAAGGGGATTTATTTTTCTAACCAGACTGATTTTTCTATGATCGTTTCAATCGAATCTTTTCCTCTTAATTTGTTGATTAATTTTTGAGGAACCCTGCCAAGTCTTAAAGCTACTATACTTCCTGTTATGGCACAATGAGTATCGGTATCACCACCAAGATTAATACAAGTCAACATTGCTTCTTCGTAGGATTTAGCAGTCAATCCCACATTGATGCAAATTTTCAAGGAGTCTTCCACGTAACCATTAGTAGCAGTTTTTGAAATGTCTTCGTATTTTTCAGATAATTCAAGAATTTTCCCCCTCAAAAGCTGAATATACAATCTCAGTAAAACGCCACAAGCATCTCTACTTTCCCTATTGTCGTGAGTAAGCCTGCCTGCATCCAAATTTAGTTTGTGGATATAGGCATCTATTACGCTGTTCTTAATAATGCCCTCATCACCTGTTCTTGCAAGTAAGGCAAAGGGCAAGACCCTCATCAAAGATCCGTTTCCTTTTGATTGCGTTTCCTGAAAACAAGGATTGTACCCATTTTCTATGTGATCAGCTGTCCCTTGACCAACATCAAAAAGATAATCTATGGAGTAACCACCATCTAAGACTTTAAGATAATTTTCATGAATTGAAGTGATGGTTTTATCAGAATTCAAAGTTGCCAGAACAAAACTTGTATCATCAGACCAAGTGCCAGCTGGCTGGTCATGCGTTCCATGGCCAATCATTTCCAGTTTTTTGAGCCTGTTGATTTTTGAGAATTCGAAAGGAACTCCTAAAGCGTCTCCTACTATGTAGCCATATAAGGCATTAATCTTCCTTTGTCTTGTTGTCATCTTCCGATTTTTCAGGTTTACCCTTTTTTACAATTTTGTAATTGACATTTGAAGACATCCTATCCTCAAATGTACTGGATTTTTCCAGCTCTTTTTGCTTGTTTTCCATACTTAAATATAGTTATAATTTCTCGAATTAAAAAATTAAATCTGCTCTAAGATAATGTTCAAATTTTTAATCTTTTTGCCATCCATGGTTTTCTTGACATTCTTAACTATGAATCGAGAGCCCTTATCAAAAAGAATTTCCTGCTCTGAAGGAAAACGACCCATGCTGGAAATATCCTTACCACTTTTACTGGTTATTTCAAAAAGTATCTCAAAGCCAAAACCTGCACTAATTGCCTTGTCGGCACTTGACGAAGAAAAAGATGGAAATTCAATTTCCCCTCCAAGATTTTTATTGAAATCTGAAAAATGATTATTTAAGCCCTGAAAAGATTGAATGGATCGGTAAGCAGTTCCTTTAAAATCTGGAAGTTTCGCAATGCTTTTACTTAGTAAGTCTATTTTTTTTTGAGTTTTTTCACTTACGTTGCCCTCATTCAAACTTATATTGATTTCTTCAAAGTCCCTGTTAGTATAATCGTAAACGGAAGCCTTTTCAATTTCACTTAATTCCTCGTCTTCTTTTTCATTTTTTTTTTCGTTGAGCTCGATGGCCTTTTTGAATTTTTTGTAATCATTCGTTGTTTTTTCATCGAAATGATTCTTTGGACTTTCTTCAAAAAGCCTAACGAATCGTCTCATTTTAGTTAAATCCCCTTTTGGATCTAATTCCAAAGTAAATTTCATCTCTTTTGGTGGAGCTGGCTCTTTTTGGAGCTTTTTATTGGCCTCTTCCATTTGTTTAGCGTATTCCCTTTGCTTTTCAGGTGAAAGGCCCAATAAATAGTCCCAATCAACTTCATTGGCACCTGTCTCTTTGTTCTTCTTGAATTTCGGTTCTTCTTCTTTTTCCTCTTTTTCCTCTTTTTCCTCTTGAGGTTTTTCCTCTTTTTCCCTTCGGTCTAATTCGTTTTGTGCTGCGGTTCTGATTTTAGAATCTCTATTTTCTTTGATGGCAGTTTGTAATTCTGATTCTGAGCTGTTTTTGG